TCGTAGTAATAAACATAATCAATAGCCCACTGAGTTATGTCACCTCTAATAATATTGGTTTTAGGATCGTCAGCTAAAGCACAAATCAAAGCTAATCTCATAGACTTCTCTCTGGTTCTTGACAGCAATACTTCTAGGCCATCTTTCTCTAACAGGTCTTGTTCTTCTATTAGCTTGTAAGCAAGCTTAGTCAATAGCTCTTTACTTTCATTATCAAAAGTAAGTACGCGTTGTTTAAAGTCCATGTCTGAGTTGTTCTTAGCAAGCTCTTCCATCTCATTATTAGTCTCACGCATCTTTCTAACCCATTCACATACATGGTGAGGTGGCTCAATAAACGGAACCATTCTACCTACAACTCTTGGAAGCTTAGACTCAACAACTAAAAACCTATTTAAAAACCCGTCTACAATTCTGCCTGTAGATAAAGCACCGTAAAAATTCTTTGGAACACTCATACCCATAAGTGTTATTGCTGGTTTAATAGTTGATCTATCCATTGCTTCTTGCTGTTGTTTGTTCGACATATTCATAAGCGAATAGTTATCTGGTCTGATAGTACCGTGACAACGGCCCCAGGCTTCCATGAGAGCTTGCAGAGCGTCTTCTTTATTAGAGTTAGATGACTTAGCTATACTCTCTAATCTTTTGCCAAACTCGTCCATTACAGTAATATGAGTTGGTTTATGACGAAGTAAACTATAGACAGCCCCACTTGATGTATAACCATCTCCAGCCATAAGATCTATATGTCCTGAAGCATCTAAAATAGATTCAACAACCGTTTTAGTATTCTCTTTACCTTGACCTGATTTAGCAATACACATGAAATACAAAGACGAGAAGTTATTCATATCTGACTTATACATACGACCAGCAACTACTGAGCCAAGTCCTAAAGCGGATTGTAAGCTAAGTGCTGGTTGAGATATCTGCGCTATCTTTTCTGAATACTCATAGATATCTTTTAAAACTCCTGGTGGAGAATATAAGTTAGCTGGTTCTTTAATAACTTTATTCTTAGACATGTAGCTTGGTGCAGCTTGGTTCTTACGCTCATGGGTTCTCATAATAGAGCTAACGGTTGTAGCTATCTCTGAGTCATCTAAAGGTGGTTTGTTTCCTTTATTCCAAGACTGTAAAAAGAACTGAGTAAAGTCTACGTTCAAACCTTTAGCAATTAGATAGCCTGCAAGTCTAGCAGCAGTATCGTTACGACTACCTTCTGCTGCGGCTCCTAGTGATAGAGGTGTAGATATTGGTTGGCCATTGATCTTATCTGCGCCTGTTACCTTTATCCAATCATCACGCGTAAAGTCTGGTAGATCTCCTGTGTCATGGAGTTCCCAATCTAATATTAGTTGCGGTTCATAAATGACGCCAGTAGCATGAATATTGTAGGGTGCAATAATCAAACCACCGACGCCCCTTATATCTATAAGCTTGTCAGGGTCATAGCCCACGACTCTTCTAGCGACATAAGTTGTAAAATTTTCTGGGTTATTATAGTAATAGTGCATACCCTTACCAGTAGCTACCTTTAAAGGGGTAACAGGTAAGTTATTGGCAGCCCATATTACTGCCTCTGGGGTATCTGCATCTATGACAAGAAACTTTCCAGTTACCAAGGCTACGACTAAATCATCGCGTCCTTTAAACCATCTTGTTATCTCTTCTGTCGTTGGTTGTTCGCTTTTAAATCTTTCCCAACTGCCAAGTTCTCTAGGCGGAACTTTATTATGGCGGAGTAAGGGAACTACACTAAAGCCTGATTCCGCATAGGCAAGCGCTAAATCCAACGCAGAGTCTTCTGCTGTTGCTTTGACATTGAACACTTCTGTTATTCTTCAAAAGTAGTTTCAAGTGATCCATAGATAGATTCAAAATCCAACTTACCGTCTGCTGCTTTTATAATCTTCTTTGCCTGCTTTATAGAAGGTTGACGCCTCCCATACCTCCAGGACGATACTGTTGCTTCAGAGCATTCAAATAATTTTGCTGCTCCAGCGTTGCCTATATAGGCGATATATTCTTTTAAAGATATACGTTTCACTTCTCTCTCCTTGTATTCTGGTTCCAATTTGTTAGCATATAAAGATTCAAGATCTTTATTGCATAACTCTTTGAGCCTGTATAAATAATTCACTTTCCATTGATTTTTATTAACTTCACTCATAGTTGCTTTTTGTAATAAATTTATTTTGAACTAAAAGTATACAGACGAAAAATTGTTATGTATACTATTATTTTATCTTTTGGAGGATACAACATGAACGATATTATAAGTCGTATAAAAAGTCCTAGCGATCTCGTAGATTCGCAAGGCGCTAAACTTCTGGTTTACGGAATATCTGGCGGTGGTAAGACATCACTATGCCAGACAGCACCAGGCAAAACTCTTGTTATAAGTATGGAAGCTGGATTGCTTTCTATTAAAGACGCACAAAACTTGACTGCTATTGAAGTCAAAGAAGCATCTGAGATAGAAGAGATTGCACAGCTACTAGAAAGCGGCAAGTTAGATTACGATACTGTTTGTTTAGACAGCGTGACAGAAATGTCAGAGATTGTTTTGGCAAATGAGTTGAGAAAAAACAAAGATCCTAGAAAAGCATACGGAGAAGTCATACAAATAATGACTAAGACAATGCGTAGATTTAGAGATCTTCCTATTCACGTCGTATTTATTGCTAAGCAGCAAGAAGTACGAGACGAAGCAACTGGTATGTTTCATTATCAACCAATGATGGTTGGAACTAAACTGCCTACACAGATTCCTTATTTCTTTGATGAAGTTTTATGTTTAAGAACATTTGATGTTGAAGATGATAAGGGAAACAAGTCAACCGAACGGTGGTTGCAAACAACTCTTGGTGCTAATTATATTGCCAAGGACAGGAGCGGTAAGTTAGAGGCCTTTGAGGCAACTGATTTATCGTATATTATTAATAAGTTAGGATTTAAAGGAGAAGTATGATGTCTGACTTTGAAGGAATCGATTTTACAAACGTAGAATCAACGCAAGGGGAAAGCGCCTCTTATATACCGAAAGGTGATTACAACTGTATTATAGATGAGTGCGTACCACATCTATCTGCTTCTGGAAACAAAAGCATAAAACTAGTCGTTAAAGTACATAACGAGCCACAATATAATAATTGGGTTCTTAGAAAGTATTTTAGCCTCTGGTATACCAATGACGATAACGAAAAACAAGAACTGGTTAGAGGCTATGCAGCTTCAGACTTTAAGCGCTTGTTAACTGCTGTTGGTCTTCAAACACCACCAAATGATGCAACTTCGTTACAGGGTAAAACCTTAGTCTGTACTGTTTCTGAAAAAGATAACAGTGAGAATGAGAACCCTTCGTATAGAGAGACCTCAAACGAGATAGTAGCGTTTAGATCTCCAAAAGATGATGGAATGTCACCGCCTAAGAAGGCTGACGTACCTCCAAGCATGGCTGGAATGGAGACAGGTAAGCCGTCCTTGTAACGTAATAGGCTCCGCTAGGGGTCTCTAGGGTGAAATGTAACTCCGTAAAATACACCTCAAATCCCAACCTAGCACTTATTTAGGAGATATTATGAATTGTTGGTCTTGTAAAGAAAAACTTATCTGGGGCGGCGATCATACAGGAGAAGATTATGGCAATGAGGATTATCAAATTGTCACCAATCTGTCTTGTCCTAAATGTGATTCTTTAGTCCTTGTATATCATGAACCAGTTGAAAAAGAATGAAGCCACAATCAGCAAAACAAAAAGGTCGTAAGCTACAGCAATGGGTTAGAGATAAACTTATTGAGCTTTTAGACATACACCCAGAGAATGTAAAGTCTACATCTATGGGAGCTGGAGGAGAGGATGTTATTCTTTCTAAAGAAGCGAGAGATGCTTTTCCTTACTCTATTGAGTGTAAGAACCAGGAAGCTTTAAATATATGGAAGGCCTATGATCAGGCTTCGGCTAATTGCGGAGTGCATCAACCATTAGTTATTAT